TTGTTACGAAAGTTCTGACGACCCAGAACAACATGGACGCCCGCGAACTCATTGAAACCGGACTGTTAATCAGTCATGATACGCTCAGAAAAGAAATCTACAAAGATACGACACTAGGGGGCCTGTGTATCACGGCCGCCGTGGTGTCTGACTCTGGGATTCAGTTCATAGACGGGGACCGACTGAAGTTTTTGGCTATCGAGTTAACCGTAAGTGTAGAATATCAAGATATCATCGTCTGAAAGGATTAAAAGACCATGGCTAATATTACGACCCGTTCCAGTGTCCTCGCCCTCAAAGTCGAAACGACCGAAGGCGTCCCCGCCCTCCCTACCGCAGGGACCGACGCGGTGGCCCTTCAGGACGACTTGTCGATTGAACCAGCTTTCGACGAGCTCGAAAACGCTGAGCGCCGTAACTCGATCGGCCCTGCCAAGACCATTCAAGGGGCAGAAAACCCGACCGTCTCCTTCTCCCACTACCTCCGTTCTTCGGGTGTGGAAGGTCAGGAGCCGAACTACGGCGACCTCCTCCATGCCTTTATGGGGGCAAAATCCACTACGTCCACCGAATATGACACGGTGAGTGGTTCAACTGTTTCCGTTATCAACGTTGGTGCGGGTGAGGGGGCTACCTTCGAACGCGGGGAAGGCCTTCTCATTAAGGACGGCGTGAACGGCTACCGCGTCCGCGCCATCGATTCTATTTCTACTGACGCCCTGACCATGGGATTCAACGTCCCGGTTGCCCCGGCTTCTGCCGTTCTTCTGGGCGAGTGTCAACTCTACAAACCCGCCACGGAAGGTCACCCGACACTGACGGCCTCGGTCTACCTCGGTAACGGTGGCGCCGTTCAGATGGTTTCTGGTTGTCGCGTGACGGGTCTGACCATGGACTTTAACGCCGGGGAACTGAACAACGCCAACTATAGTCTCGAGGGTATTAAGTTCTATTTTAACCCCATCGAGATCACCTCATCGACCCGCTACCTAGACTTCACGGATAGTAGTGGCGCGAAGTCCGCAGTCGTCGCGGTCAAGGTCTACTCCGATCCTCATGACCTCGCGGCGGCCCTTCAGACGGCAATCCGCGCTGTTGGTAACTCTGGTCAAGTCTTTACCGTGACCTATAGTGACACAACCGGCCGGTTCCGCATTGAAGTAGACACCGGGACACTTGAACTTGATTGGAACACAGGGGCTAACACGGCAAACACGATCGGCCCGAAAATCGGATTTCTTGTCGCCGCAGACGACACGGGAGCTCTGTTTTACGTCGCAGACAACGCCCTCAACCTCGCATTCCCCTACACGGCAGCCTATGACAACATCGACCCAACCGTCGGTAAGAACATGGAAGTCATGATGGGAGACGCAACGGATTATGTCTGTTTCGACGCCTCGGCCGTGTCGATTTCCGGTACAAACGAAAGGGCCGTCCTCGGTTCTTTGTGTGCTGAATCCGGTCGCTCTGGTTCTCTTATCACGTCGCGGACGGTTGAAATCACAGTGACGGCGCGTCTTAGTCGCTACGACGCGGACGTGTGGCGTCGGTTCCGCGAAGGTTCTGACACGAAGTTCCAAGTTACTTTCGGACAAAAGTCTGGCGGTAACTGGATCCCCGGGAAAGTCGGTTATGCCTACTCCCCGACCTGTAGCGTGACCTCATTCTCCGTGTCGGACGAAGACGGTCTGGCCGTGGCAAACATTGGCCTACGTTGTTTCGTCAACTCCTCTGGTCAAGGCGAGTTCTACATCGGGACTCTCTAAGCGAAAGGCCTCGGCGGTAGCTTGAGGGGGTCGCTGCCGAGGCCCCTCATACCCTCACCCTCAAAGGAAAAGACCCTATGAAAGTTAAGTTTGTCCCTTCGACCATGCCCGCGGGTTACACCGGACACATTATCCTTCGCCTTCCCACATACGCCGAACGTCTAGAACTTTTGTCTGATGACCTCATGGACGAAACCGGACTAGTGAAACCGGGTGAAGAACCTCAAACCGAGGAAGAGATCAAGGCCAAGGCAAAACAAGATACCCGCCGCGCGAGGATCTTGATGCAGTCCGTGGCGAAAAAACTTCCGGACTTTGTTTCAGAAGTCAAGATTGTCCGCGAAAAAGACGGCCACAAGTTCGAAGACTTTGACGCCCTTCAATATGAATCGGAGATGATGCCAGTCCTTACGGAAATCTGTACCCGCGTCATCGGAAAGAACGAAGTCGGCTCCCCTCCCTAGCCTCCGTGCGCCGCGCCGCGCGGATTGCGCGTATGGGGCGGGGTTTAAAGTACGGGGGTACGGAGGCTAACGAGGCAGTCCTAAGGTATATTGAACGTAAGAGACTTGCTAAAATCGGTATAACGATAGACGCGGCTACCCTCCCCGCGCGATGGATCGACGAGTTCTTAGAGATCGACAGGGTCTTGGACGAGATCGACGCAGAAGAGGCTAAGAAATCTTCTAAAACTCCGAGGGTAAACCGTGGCTGAAGGCATTTCGTTAAACATAGATTTTGAAACGAAAGAAGCCCTCGCGGCTCTCAAGAAAATTGAGTCCGAGACAAAGAAGTCTACAAGTCAAATTTCTTCCGCCTTCAACGCCGTAAAGGGTGTGGCCGTTGCTGCAGTGGCGGCCATTGGTTCTCGTGAACTTGTCCGGTTCTTTACTGAAGGCGTTCAAGTTGCCCGCGAGCAGGAACAAGCTCTCCTGCGCCTTACCGCCCAATTAAAACTTACCGGGTCAGGTGGGCGCGAAGCTGCGGAAGGTATTTTTTCCTTTGCCGAGAGTCTGGAGGAGACAACTCTTGTCGAGGCCGAGGCCATCGCCGGGGCATTTAGTTTGGCCAAGGCATTCGGCCTGACAAATAATGAGGCCAAGTCCCTGACCTCTGCGGCCTTGGACCTTGCCGCTGCGACTGGTGACAGTCTTGAGGGTGCGGTCGCTCAACTAACCAACACCTATAGCGGGAATATTAAACAACTCGGGAGGTTAATCCCCGAAGTTCGGACACTTTCAAAAGAACAACTCGCCAATGGTGAGGCCGTTCGAATTGTCGCCCAAAGATTTAAAGGTGCCGCAGAGGACGGCGTAATACCCTTTGACGCGGCCCTCGCAAGTTTAAGTCGATCTCTTGAAGACGTTGGCAAGAGTATCGGTCAAGGGGTCCTAAATGCCGGAGGTCTGACACAACTCCTTAAAGAGTTGTCCAGTCTCTTTGGTTTTCTCTCTGGCCCGTCTCTCACGTCTGCCGTCCAAACGACGATTAACACGACAATCACCTTTGGCTTGTCTGTTATCGACACGTTTGCCTCTGTCGTGGAAAGTGTCATCACCTTTCTAAGTCGCGCCATCGAGGGGATCCCGCGCCTTCTCGCCGTAAATCTCGACATCGTGGCGATGGGGATTAAAGCTATCCCCCTTGGGATTTTTCAGAAATTAGGAAATGAGGTCCAAGGCGTTGCCGACACGGTGACAAACTTCGCCGATGGGTTTACCCGGGCCGAACAAGAAAGAGATAAACTTGCCAAAAACTTTCAAAGTCTAACCTTCCGCATCGCGAAAGCCGGAGAAGTTACGACAGACTTCAGTAAAGCCCTTGTTGAAGGCCCTCAGGCAGGGCGTAAAGGGATTACAGAAACAGCCGAAGAAGTTAAAAAACTCCGCGACGAGGCATTAAAGTTTGTAACCGACCTTGAGTCTAAAGGCCTGCCCGCCCTTGATCGTCTGGATAAAGAACTTCAAGACAATGTATTAAAATTGGAAGGGTACTTTAAAGAAGGGCGAATTAATTTTGACGAGTTTCAAAGAGCTATAACAGGGCTATCCGCTTCTTATGCTAAAGAACGTACCAAAATCGTCGAGGAAGAAGCGGCTAAACAAAAGGAAGCTTTCAAAAAGACGACAGAAGAAATCGCAAAATTTGTCAGCCCGCTTGCCTCTGGTCTGTCTCAAGGTGCCGCCGGTGCCGCAGGGTTTGTCACCGGGACACTTTCTGCGGGTATTGACGCCATCCTCCCCGGTATTGGTTCCGCTGTTAAACCCCTTCTTGACCTCTTTGCCCAAGGTCCTGAACAAACAAAGGCGGCCGTTAAAGCTTTTGTCGAGGCCATCCCAGAAATTATTGACGCGATCGCTGAATCTATCCCAGTTTTTGTGGAAACTTTGATAGATGTCCTCGTCAATAAAGGTGGTGCGGTCCGTATTGGTCTTGCCATCGCAAAAGCATTTTACGAGGCCCCACTCCGGATTGCTGGCGAGATTATTGGCCGATGGTTTGGCGTGGAACTAAACAAAATTGTCACCGGTAAAAACATTGTCGGAGCCATTGCGGCTGGTCTAGGCGTAGTCGCCCAGTTTATTTCCGACGCCTTCGCAGACGGGGCGCGAGGGATTGCCCGTCTTATCGCGGGAATTGGTGACGGGATTGCGCGTGGGCTGAATCAGTTCCTTACCGTGTTGCGCCAGACTTTTTCCAACATCGGCCGAACACTGTTTGCGGGAATAAACCAAGCATTCATCAACTCGCTTCGAACTTTTGTCGGCGGTTTAACTACGTTTTTCACGAGTTTTTTAACGTCTCTTCAAAATCTTTTTGCCGTAGTGGCCGAACCTTTTCGTCAAATTTTTGATGTGATTGTAACCATCCTTCGCGGAACTGTGGACGCGTTTAGGGGGATATTTACCCAATTTGTCCCCGGAATTGTCGCCGCATTTGGAAACATTATCGAAGCGGTAGGTAAACTTCCGAACAATCT